ACGCGCAACTTGCGTAGCCACATTAGTGGCTTCTTCTAACCAATCACTCATAACAAACTCGCTGGATCATGCAAAAATTCTTGTTTTACCATGTAGGCAGGCATCCTCATCTTTTCGTCCCAATGCTGTTCCACTTGGGCTTCATAGCCCCACATCCAACCAACTATATTGGCTGAATCGTAGGTGGGCAACGTAACAAGAAGATACTTACGTTCTGGATTATCATCTTTGGTAAGTATTAACTTACCTGTAACATAGGCTGTAGTGCGTACTTCAAACTCACCTACATCACCCATTTTACGTTCTTCAAAAACCGAAAATGGATACTTATCCATCCATCTGCCAATGGCTAACTCACCTAAACAACCTGATACTTCACGTGCTAATTGTTCTACCCATGTCGGAGCGGCACCTCTAGAAGCGTTACTTCCAACGGCACGATTGAAATTAAATCGTGCAACGGCTTCTGTGGTTGCGTAAGCCACATCACCAGGGGACATTTTAATGTTTGTTACCATGACCATTTTCTGCCATCAACAATAAAAGATTTGTTGACGATTGGTACCAACTGTGGCACAACTGTCTTACCTTCAACGCTCAAAATACCAAAGCCTTGATTCCAAGTAAACAAACCAGCCTTGATATAACGAGCATGCTTATAGTCCATCANGTTGCCAACTTCCATACCCCAGATCGTATTGGTACGACCTGCGATGCCTGTGGTGTAATGCGATAATCCCATGCGGTGAGTATGTCCGCATACTACAGACATGCCTGAACGTTTAGCCAAGCCAAGTGCTGTAGCACCTGCCGTTGGTTGTACGTTACCTTCATCTCCATGCACTAAGATCCAGCCTGGTGCCAACTCGTAAGGATCATGGTGATAGGTAATACCAAGATCCTTCATTCTCAAAAAACCTTCAATAGTCAACTCTGGCAGGCTTAGAAAGCCTGGCGCTTTTGATACAATCTTGTTATACAATCTATCGCTGTGATTAGAACGAGATATATGACTGATCTGCAATTGCTCTAATAATTTAACGGTAACTTCACGGTGTTGGTTTAAGTCACGCTTCCATTCACCTTCGCGGCCTTCTTCCCAACGGCTAATCTGTGGTAGGTCCATCTCATCACCAACGGATACAACCGTATCTGGCTTGTATGCTTTGATAAATTTTGCAATGGTATCGGTTGCGGCTGAATCGTGAAACGGCGACTGCAAATCACTGATACAAACTATCTTTTTCATTTGGGCCAACTTCCTCGTTCTATCATTAGCGCGATGACTGCATAATTCGCCATATCTTTAAACGAATCTTCGATAGACTCATGCTTAGGCTCTTTACCACTCGCAAAAAGATTTTTAAGACGTTCAAACTTATCACCAATACGTACAAGCAAACCATTGATAGGGCCACCAAAAGCGTTGTTAACATTACCTGGGCCATAGTCAGACTGCTTCGTAATAAGTAAGTTACCAATTTCATCCATTATCTCCCATACATTACTAGCAAACGCCGAATTAGTTACTTGCCTTACTTCTTTATCCCAGGGCAACGGACGGTTATCGTTCCATTCGCCATGTCTACCGCTACGATCATTAATCCAGTTGATTGCAGAAGTCTGATCGCCGCTTCCATATCCTCGCTCACTCATTTCTCCCACCTTCTTGTCCTCGATAGATCCAATTATGGCTGTCTTCGTCTAACTCGTAGTAATACACTATACTATCACCTGTGGGCAATTTTTGCTCCATCTCTATCACCGTCAAAGCCCAAAGCATCTCTGGCACCCTGGCACCATCTTTTGGTCCGTAGATGAATTCAGCCATTTATTTATTTTCCTGAATCAAGTTGGTTGTAATTTTCCCACCAGTAAACGCATCATATTTGCTCGCAATCTGCAACGCTTTGGTAGCAATCTTGCGTGCCTTCACAGGGTCATCAATTAGCATGCCATCGGCAAGGGCAACCATTGCACCAAGTGCAAATCGTTCACCACTACCAGCCGTATACATATTGTCTGATGATCTTTCCCATGAATAATCTTCGTTGATACGGTAAACCCTACCCTTGACAACAACAATAATAATGTTGTCTTGCTCAACTGCTGATTCGGGCTTACTAAATTCATAACCTGCTTCGGCAAAAGATCTGCGTATGGATGGTATTAATTGCCTAGTAACATACTTATCGGTATCTTTATTATTATTTACTGGTGGCGTATAATCATGCTCAAGAATGTTAATTCCACGAACGGCACCAGCCATTGCAAAAACTAGGTTATTGTTCTTAAATACCTTACCATCGGGTATCATTATTGCAAAACCATCTTCATCAGAAGATTGCGAATCGGCTGCAATCATAACCCAATCCGAACCTTCTATGCAGGCGATGGTTGTCATGCACTTATTCTATCAGCAAACCAAGCGGAACCATATTTAAGGTATGTGTCGTTGACATCTAAATTTGGTTCTAATTGCACCACCGTGGCGGTATTTAGATCTTCCTTGATGCGCCCCGCAAGTTCCAAGCCAGGATTACGTCCATCCTCTTTAACATCATTATCTGCGAAAATAAGTATGCGCGAGTACGACTCGAAAAGTTTAGGGAACCACGGCTTCCATTGAGAAACACCAGCCACCCCAACGCTAGGTATTCCCGTGAAAGACGATAAGATAATCGTGTCAATTTCGCCCTCGCAAATGGCAATCGTATCAGAATACTTATGCAAGTCACCAACATTAAATAACCCAATCTTTTGGCCTGTGGGCCAAAGGTATTTAGGTGTACCGTCGCCAATGGCACGGAATTTAATGCCAACCACGCCAGCAGGAGTAATGTAAGGNATTGACAAACGACCAACTGCATGTTCATGGCCAGCACTAGGCTCCGCGACGCTTCCAAGAAGGAACGTAGCCGCGACTTGNTTGGTTATGCCGCGTGCCGTTAGGTAAGAGGCTGCCTGTGGTGTTAGAGCGTTGTGATATTTNTGCGCTGACTCCGTTAGCAATCTTCTCTGCTCTNCGTTTAACATCCTTAAACTCCTTAATATCCTCTTTGCGTGCTACCAAGTCATAAACATCACCCAATAGGTTACAGACTAAACAATTAAAGATTTGCTTTTCTAGATTGTATGCTGCACTAGCATGAGAATCCTCATGCACCACACACTTACACGCTTGCCAACCATGTCTAGATACAACATTCACGCCGTAATGCTCCAAAACGGCTGCCAGATCAGGCTTCGATACCACTTTGTGCCAACCATTGGTTAAGATCTTGGATAACCCACGACTGGTCTAACCCCGCCATACGACGTTTAACAATAATGTAGGCTGGTGGTACTGGTGTAATACCCCTAGCCTTAGCGTAGTTAGCCGCTTCGGTTGTAGCCTCACGCCAGAACTGTGGCAAGTCCATCTTGGCTGTTGCTTTAAGTTCAAAGACGTAAGGTTTGCCAGCAACAAACGCAACGATGTCGCCTTCATCATCTTTACCAGCAAGGCGCAATCTTTCAGCAGATACTCCCTTAGAGCGTAACCACTTGAGTATTCCAGTTTCAAAAGTACTGCCCTTTTTCTTACCGTAACTACTCATTGCATCTCCCTGGATGTTTGACCGATACGCATCTCGCGTATATCGGAATATATCGTCATCCTACCAGCATCTGCCCACAAGGTAAGGTAATTGTCGCCAGTGGCGCTATGTTTTGCAAACCTNTTTTTAACACAGGCTATACGAAATTCNCCTGAATGTGGCACNAATGCCACAGTAAGGATCATCTCTGGTAGTTGTGCAATCTTACCTTGAATAGATTTACGGCTTGGTGGCAAGTCNGGCTTGCCTTCTGCTTCGCTTGTATGGTGCAGTAATATCACCGCTGCATCCGTCTCACGTGCAATATGGTGCATAGCCTTGGCAATCTCACGAAGCCCAGACCAATCATCTCCTGCCATAGATACCACGTTCATGGCATTGTCAACAATAATCATGTGCGGATGTTCACCATAGGCTTCGCCATATGCCCGTATGGCTAGGTCAATTTCATCAAGCGTAGGTGATGGCGCAAAATCAAATTGTAGGTGAGTAATTGTTTCCAATTCTTGCCCATAAAATTCTTGTCCAGCACCGCTAGAAAATGATTCCTCAACAGTATCTGTCTTATGACCCGTAATCATAGATGCTGCTCTGATTGCGGTTGTATAGCCGTCCGTATCTGCTGATATGTACAGCGTTGGCACTTTCATTTGNACTGCCATCCAAAGAGCCATGAGCGACTTGCCAGCATTAGGTGCGCCAGCAATCATTGTCATTTGTCCNCTGCGAAACCTAATCCCTTCTTGCACGAAAGAAGGGAATAGGTCTGGTAGCANNGCATAATCATTTGTGCTTTTCGCTGCCGCTTGGTGTAGTGACAGCATTACAGGTTACTTTAAGAAGTTAGGTTCGCATTGATCTGGCGTACCCTTNGCGGTAGGACAGAAGTAACCCTTCCAAGCCTTTGGTGCGCCTGGCTTAGANTCACGCAATGTACGGTCACCGTGTTTGCATGTATCAACGCTAAGAGATAGTGGTGATACTGNTGCTGATGGGCTGATAACTGCGCCACCAAGTGATTGAGCGATATGTGATACTGCGCCCTGGGTGCCAAGTGCTTTAGAAGTACTGGCAATAAGTGTTGCAACATCACCAATGGTGGTGAGTTGTGCTTCTAGTTCTGCTTGATTAGCGGCATACACGTTAATGAGTGTGCCGTCAGCCAACTTAAAGTTGACTTGTAGTTTGGTTCCTTCTGCTGCCATGTTACTTTCCTTCTTTCTTCGTTGTTGTTAGTTGTGAAAGCGGGTCATATATTCCTGCAAGTTCTCCACCTGCGGCGTAACAATAGTCCTTCACGCCACAACTGCTGCAAGACATACCAAGATTTGGTAAAAAAATTTCTGCCTCTAGTCCACGGGCAAACTGTGCAAACAGTTCTGTAAAAACTTCTATAGTCCAGCGGTTCATACCTTCGGCTTCTTCAAACTTAGCATGACGTGCTGAGTAAAAGTAACCACGTGTTGGCCTAATGCCAAACTGTATNTCCATAAGGCAAGCATACAATCCCAACTGCATNGCAGTATCTGGNGTNGATTTGCCAGTCTTAAAGTCTACCACAATTAACTCACCAGTGGGTAAGACACCAACCAGATCGGCATAGCCCTTAATAAGAACGTTGCCAAAGTATTGATTAAAGCCTAGTTCAATTCCAGGCACACCTTGTGGTGTTTCCCAAATCTTAATATGACTTTCACCCCATACCCTGACAAAATCTTGAAACATCTTAAAGCCGTTTTCATCCCACCAGACTTTATCTTCTTTTGCGGTTGCTCGTCCTGCCGCACGCCAATCTGTGGGGTTGGTGCCAGTACGTTTTTCGACGTCGGCTATTGCTTCATTAAAGGATTCTTCCCATACGGTTTCAAGATTCAACTACTTCTCCAAACACTATGGTCTTAGCCTTTTGTAATCCAGCAACATATCCATCATCGGTTTTTTCTTCGCTGAATACATGGTTGCCAATTTCAGTCTGAATAAGATGCGCCAGATTGCGACGCATAATCATTTCTGCTTCAACAAAAGCCTTCTCAAAGGCTGTCTTACTAATAATCTTTGCATGCTGTTTGCCCATGATTAGCCCTTATCTATGCTGGTAACAACTGTGGCAATGCTGCCACAACTGACGCAAGTTGCGTCTGTGAAGTATACTCCAATTTCAAAGTCATCGTCAAACTTGCACTTAACGTTCCACCATTCGGATCCACATGGACATACTTTAATTGGACCGAACGAACGATAGTCTGCTTCTTGACCGACTGTGGGTTTAAGGTTAGAAATGTCATCAGCCATTGTCCTTGCCAAATTCTGCTAGTAGGAATTTTTCAGCGGCTGAGTGGAAAGCACTTCCACCAGCAAAGTACCAGGCAGGTTCTGATGGTGCCTTTAACTCACGTTCAAGTTGAAAGGCTTTGCCGCATCGTAACCATGATGTAAAAGCACTAAACGATCTATGTTGTATGGTTGTTTCGTTCATGGATGCAAGATAGCACACTACCCAGCATGGCTGTCAAATCGAGACACGCTGGCTTATTCTGAAATTTTATTTTGTTTTTTAATGTTGCAAAGCCCGTGAACGGGGCGGATATTTTCCAACAAATCACTGCCGCCTTTTGAAAGGGGTACCCAATGATCTAAATGTAGACCCTGCTCCCATCCTTTTTGGCTGGTTGAGCGTGGTGCCGTTAAATCAATTTCCGTATGGCAAAGAAAGCATTTGGTTCCGTAAATTTCTATGACGTTTTGCCAAGTATAAAACTCGGTTTGGGTAGATGCTTTAATTGCTCGGCGTTTTCTAGTCCTTGCAACATCTTTTTCTTTCGTTATATCGGATCTAATTTTAGGTCCGTTGCGTTTTCTAACAACTTTTTTGTTGTTTATCCGTTGAATTTCTTTTACTTTTTCTGGGTTGCGTTTGGCCCAAGCGCGATTTATCGCATATACTTTCGCTTTATTTTTTCGGTAATACTCTTTGCTCCGTTGATAATTGGCATCCCTGCACGGCTGGCAAGTAACCTCTTTTAATCGCAGGTGCTTTGCGTAGCCCGATAAGGTTCCGCATGTGGCTGGTTTTTTACCCATGGTAATAGTATACACACAAAAAGAAAAGATTGCCAATGGGTGTCGATTTGACAAACCCATTGGCCTATGTGTACGATACGGAGTGAAACGAAGTGCCGTTACCGAGGGAAGCCTATGGGCTTCCCGATACCGAGGTGAGCGGCTATCTTGATAGCGAACTAACGGGAAATAAAAACAAAAAATAACCCCCACCGCCGAAGCGGTGAGGGTTAAGTTAAAGCGTTTGTTATTTGACAGGTGCGTTAGCAACCGTCTTGAAGTGACTATATGCGGCATGTACAACAGGCCCAAGAACGGCAATAGCCGCAGACCATGCAACTTTTTTAAGGTCGTGATTACCAGTTTGCCAGATGGCAACAGCAGATACGCCAAGAGCAATAAAATAATGCTCTAGCAATACTTTGTTGATTTTCATATGTTCTCCTTTGTCTAGGCCGTTAAGCCTTTGATAAATTGTAGCATAGGAAAACCCTGACCAGGATCTGTATGCCCACCAACGATCTTAAGCGCCCGTGATATATCAGCATGGGT